GCAAGAGGCACATCTAATGACTATTCTGCGTTTGTGGTTGTGGACACAACAACTGTTCCCTATGAAGTTGTTGCTCGCTATAGGAATAATGAGATCAAACCTATCATTTTCCCCAATGTCATTATCGATGTTGCAAAGAACTATAATAATGCTTACATCTTGTGCGAAGTAAATGATATTGGTGGACAGGTTGCAGATATTATTCAGTTTGATTTGGAATATGAAAACCTATTGATGGCAGCAATGCGCGGGCGTGCAGGACAACAGTTGGGTCAGGGATTCTCTGGTAAGAAGACTCAGTTAGGTGTCAAGATGTCCACTGCAGTGAAGCAAGTAGGATGTTCCAACCTAAAAGCATTGATTGAAGAAGATAAATTAATCATCCCAGATTACGATACGATTGCAGAACTAACTACTTTTATTGTCAAGGGTCAATCATTTGCCGCAGAAGACGGATGTAATGATGACCTTGCTATGTGTTTGGTTATCTTTGGTTGGATGG